CATCTATGAAATTTAGAACTGGCAGTTATGTGGGTTATCTCCGCTTCGGCTTAAACGCCGGAAGGAGAAAACCTAATGCAAAACCAAGACAATCAACGCAAAATCTACATACGCAGCTCCCAACAGTGGGTGCCCGTAACTGAAGAAATCTATCGCGAATACTACCGCCCCATCTGGCGCTTACAGAAGGAAGCGCAAAAAGCCGGTCAGTGCTTTTGCCCCAAGTCCAAACTCTGGATATGTGATGGCGACTGTGCCGTGTGCGAGTATCACACAGCCGGTAACACGGTATCGCTCGACGCACCAATGGAAAATACCGATGGCGACGAGTTCAGCCTCATAGACACAATTGAGGACCCAACCAGCAACTTCGCCAACATCCTTGTGGACAGGCTTCTGCTTGAACAGCTTCTCGGCGAGTTGGCGGAGCGTGATCCCGAGGGCAAACGCATCTGTGAGCTTATCATGGCGGGGAGTTCAAAGGCGGAAATCGCAGATACCCTTCAGCGTGAGTTCGGCGGAGATTGGTACAAGTCCAAAGCTGTATACCGCGAAAAGCAGGTGCTCGATCGGCTTCGTAAACGAATATTAGGTCTCAAGTAATCACACGGTTTTGCCCTCTGCCAGAGTTATTTGGCGGAGGGCAAAAATATTTTTCTATTTTTTTGTACGATGGGCCTCCTTGTTTCCAGTGGGTAGTGAGGACAGGAAAAACGACAAGTCCCCAGATTGGAGGAAGCCTTATGAACAACAACAGACAAATGAACGACACCGACGAGGAACTGATCGACACTTTGCTTGCGATCAGCGTCGTGTCCAAGCGGCTGGCAAGAAATCTTACTCTCCTCACAGCCCAAAGCAAATCCACGGAAGGAGGAAAAACAAATGAGCAAAATGAGCGAGATGTCCGCGACAATCGAAGAACTGCGCAGATGTGTGCAACGAACTCGAGCGAGTTCGTGCTGCTATCAGCGACGCGGCTAACTGGCTGGCAGAGCAGTTCAGCAGCGATGAACCAGAGCCAGAATCTGCACCTGCCGAGCCCGTGTTGACGCTGGAAGCGGTCAGAGCTGTTCTTGCAAACAAGTCTCGTGCGGGCTTCACTGCTCAGATTCGCTCTCTGCTCCAGAAGTACGGTGCCGACAAACTGTCGAGCGTTGACCCTGCAAACTACAAAGCGCTACTTGCAGATGTGGAGGGACTGACCGATGCCACCTAAAGGACACGCAGTGCTCTCCGCATCTAGTGCTGACCGATGGCTGCACTGCCCGCCATCAGCTCGGCTCTGTGAGAGCTACGACGACAAGGGCAGCGACTATGCTGCCGAGGGTACCGATGCCCACGCGCTTTGCGAGTACAAGCTCCGTCAGGCGCTGGGCATGGAAGCAACCGACCCGACCGAGAATCTCACATGGTTCAACGAGGAAATGAGCGACTGCGCCACCGGCTATGCCACTTATGTAGTCGAACAGGTGGAAGCCGCAAAGCAGACATGTGCCGATCCGGTTGTTCTAATCGAACAGCGTGTGGACTTTTCCCGCTGGGTAGAGGCCGGTTTTGGTACAGCCGACTGCATCATTATCGCAGACGGCATCTTACAGATTATTGACTACAAACACGGTCTGGGCGTGCTCGTAAGCGCAGAGGAAAATCCGCAGATGCAGTGTTACGCGCTTGGCGCGCTTGAGCTGTTCGACGGTATCTACGACATCAACTCGGTGCGCATGACCATCTATCAGCCCCGTCGAGACAATGTCAGCACTTACGATATCTCAAAGGACGAGCTTTACCGCTGGGCGGATGATGTACTCAAGCCCACTGCTGACCTTGCTTTCGCGGGAGACGGCAACTTCCTGTGCGGTGAGTGGTGCGGCTTCTGTAAAGCGAAATACGAATGCCGCGCCAGAGCAGATGCCAATATGGAGCTCGCTCGTTACGACTTCAAGCTGCCGCCACTGCTGACGGACGAAGAAGTCGAGGAAATCCTCACTCACGCTGATGCCCTTGTCACATGGGCGGCGGACATTAAGGAATACGCACTTCAACAGGCAATCAGCGGTAAGAAGTGGAACGGTTGGAAACTGGTCGAAGGCCGCTCAAACCGCAGGTACACAAACGAAACAGCGGTGGCTGGTGTGGTTACCGAGGCTGGCTTTGACCCCTATGATCACAAGGTGCTGGGCGTCACCGCCATGCAGAAACTGCTCGGCAAATCCCGCTTTGATGAACTCCTCGCTTCCTATATCGAAAAGCCGCAGGGCAAGCCAACGCTCGTACCGGAGAGCGATAAACGTCCGGCATATGAACATGCTCAGCAAGCTGAGCAGGCCAAAAATGATTTTATGGAGGAAAACGATTATGAATAACAGCACTACGAAAGTCAACAACCCGATGAAGGTTATTACTGGTCCCAACACCCGCTGGTCTTACGCAAACGTCTGGGAGGCTAAGAGTATCAACGGCGGTACGCCGAAGTTCTCTGTCAGTCTCATTATCCCCAAGTCCGATACCAAAACGGTCGCAAAAATCAAGGCAGCTATCGAAGCGGCTTACCACGAAGGTGAGTCAAAGCTCAAGGGCAACGGTAAGACCGTGCCTCCGCTGGCAGCACTCAAGACACCTCTTCGTGATGGTGATACAGAGCGTCCGGACGACGAAGCCTACGCCAACGCCTACTTCATTAACGCAAATGCAACCACTGCACCCGGCATTGTGGACGTCGACCGCAATCCGATTCTGACCCGTTCAGAGGTCTACTCCGGTGTATACGGTCGTGCCAGCATCAGCTTCTATGCATTTAACAGCAATGGCAATAAGGGCATCGCCTGCGGTCTCAACAACCTGCAGAAGGTACGTGACGGTGAGCCTCTTGGCGGCAAGGCGTCTGCTGAGTCTGATTTCGCAACAGAGGACGACGAGGACTTCCTCGCCTGAAAACCAGAACCTCAAGGGTGGCGGGCTTCATGCCTGTCACCCTATCTGGGGTTTATGAAAGGACTGTGCTTATGAAATCACTCAGTATAGATATAGAGACCTTTTCCAGCGTCAACCTTGCCAAGACCGGCGTGTATCGCTATGTCGAAGCGCCGGATTTTGAAATATTACTGTTCGGCTACTCCATGGACGGTGGTGCCGTGCAGGTTATTGATCTCGCTTGCGGCGAGAAAATCCCTGGAGAGGTTATAACCGCTCTCACCGACGAGGCTGTGACAAAGTGGGCTTTTAACGCCAACTTTGAGAGGATCTGTCTTTCCCGATTTATTGGGCTGCCGACTGGCGAATACATTAACCCTGGTTCGTGGCGTTGCTCAATGGTGTGGGCGGCGGCGATGGGCTTGCCTCTTTCGCTGGAGGGTGTCGGCTCGGTGCTTAATCTGGATAAGCAAAAGCTGACCGAAGGAAAAGAACTCATCAAGTTCTTCAGCCAACCATGCTCTCCGACAATAGCAAATGGGCAGCGCATCAGAAATTTCCCTTATCACGCACCGGATAAGTGGTTGGCATTCAAGAGATATAACGTCCGCGATGTGGAAACCGAAATGTCCATACAGGCAAAACTCGCCAAGTTCCCTGTGCCGGACAGTGTGTGGGACGAGTATCACCTCGACCAGGAGATAAACGACCGAGGCGTCGCTCTGGATATAACGCTGGTGAAGGAAGCTATCAGCATTGACGGTCGTTCCCGCTCTGAGCTGACTTTGGCCATGAAGAAGTTGACTGAACTGGATAATCCAAACTCCGTGCAGCAAATGAAACAGTGGCTCTCAGACAATGGCATGGAGACCGACACGCTCGGCAAAAAGGCAGTCGTGGAACTCTTGAGATCCGCGCCGCATGAGCTTGCGGAGGTGCTTACCCTCAGACAACAGCTCGCCAAGTCCTCGGTGAAAAAGTATCGGGCGATGGAAAGCGCGGTCTGTGCAGATGGCAGAGCTCGCGGTATGTTTCAGTTTTACGGCGCAAATCGCACCGGTCGCTGGGCAGGTCGCCTTATCCAAATGCAAAACCTGCCTCAGAACCATCTGGAGGATTTGGCTGAAGCCCGCTCCCTTATTCGCTGTGGCGACTTTGACGCTCTCAAAATGCTCTACGATGATGTGCCAGACACGCTTTCCCAACTTATCCGTACCGCATTTGTGCCGAGAGCTGGTTCAAAGTTCATCGTTTCAGACTTCAGCGCCATTGAAGCCCGTGTGATCGCGTGGCTTGCCGATGAGCAGTGGCGGCAGGACGTGTTTGCTAAAGGAGGAGACATCTACTGTGCCTCGGCATCCCAGATGTTCAAAGTGCCAGTCGAGAAGCATGGCATAAATGGTCACCTGCGGCAGAAAGGCAAGATCGCGGAATTGGCGCTCGGCTATGGCGGCTCAGTCGGTGCTCTCAAGGCGATGGGCGCTCTTGATATGGGACTTGCCGAGGAAGAACTTCCTTTGTTGGTAGATGCATGGCGGCAGTCGAATCCCCACATCGTGAAGTTCTGGTGGGATGTGGACAAGGCCGCTATGGAGGCAGTTCGCTACAAGCACACCAACTCTACACACGGTATCACCTTCACTTATCAAAGCGGGATGTTGTTTATCACGCTGCCAAGCGGCAGACGGCTTTCCTATGTGAAGCCACGTATCGGTGAAAACAAGTTCGGTGGGAGCTGCATCACCTACGAGGGCGTCGGCGGTGCTAAGAAATGGGAACGACTGGACTCCTACGGACCTAAGTTCGTGGAAAATATTGTACAAGCGACTGCCCGCGATATTCTCTGTTATGCGATGCAGACACTTCGGTGCTGTTCCATTGTCATGCATATTCACGACGAGATTGTCATCGAAGCCGACCCGCGTATGTCCCTTGCTGCTATCTGTGAACAGATGGGCAGGACGCCGCCGTGGGCTAAAGGCCTGCAACTCCGTGCCGATGGATACGAGACGGAATTCTATAAAAAAGATTAAGGATGTTTTGTACGATGGGCTTCCTTTTTTCCAGTGGGTATTAGAGATGGACAAGAAGCCCATCGTGAAAGGAGGCTCTCAATGAGTATCGATAAACACAATAGCGAAGGTTACCCTGACCCAACCGCCTACGAAGCCTTATCTCTAATCGAGAAAGAAGAACGCGCCCTCCGCGCATTCCGGCCAATTGTATATATCTGTTCTCCCTATGCGGGAGACATTGAAAAAAACGTAACGGCTGCGCGAGTTTACAGCAGGTTTGCAGTGGACAAGGGCTACATACCCTTCGCGCCGCACCTGTTGTTTCCGCAGTTTCTTGACGACAACGACCCGAAGGAGCGCCAGCTTGGACTGTTCTTTGGTAATGCCCTCATGAGCAAATGCGCCGAGGTCTGGGTGTTCGGCAGCAACATCTCAGCCGGTATGGAGGCTGAAATAAAACTCGCCAAGTGGAAGGATTACCGCTTGCGCTACTTTAAAGAAAACTGCGAGGAGGTGCAGAAGTAATGTCTAACACATGGCAATTCAAGTCTGGCAATCCGGAATATGAGAGATATATTCATAGTGCCGAATGGCGGCAGATTGCAAACCGTCGTCTTGAACTTGATAACCATATCTGTCCTGTATGTGGCGGCGAAGCTACAGATGTTCATCATCTGACTTATGAGCGCTTTGGTCATGAGGCGATGGACGATTTGGTCAGTCTCTGCAGAATGTGCCATATGCAAGCTGAGAGCTTTTATGATCCTGCGATTACTCCTTGGGCGATGGACGAAATTAAGCCAAACGGCAATAACTTTATGGCCGCTATGCGCGTAGACGCCATGCAAATTGCTCCGAAGGTCTATGAATACCTGATTTCAGTCAGAGGCTCGGATTTCCAGTCGCTAATGGCGCTTCGTCAGCCGGACGATGCGGAGAAGAAGAAATACTGGAGCGTACTGAATAAGGCTGTCGATGCCCTGTGCAGGAAGCGGTACTCCCGTAACTGCATTGAAGATCGCAGGGCCATGATGCTTGGCAGTATCGCAAGCCATGTCACAGTAATTCTGCTGGCACAAATCGAGCACTACGTCAGAAATGCGATTCAACACGACTTACACGAAATTGTGGAAAGCGAATACGCTGCGCTCGGTAAATGGTCTGCTGTAAGCAATGCGCTCGGTATTAGCAATGGTACGACGCAGAAGCTCCGAACAGATGACGGGACTTCGTTTGGACCATCGTTGCGGGAATCCGTGCTCTACTACTGCGGGCTCGATGCAGCGGCAGGTATCCGCCCTATTTCCGGGTTTACTTGTCTCAGCGATGATGATTACAAGAAGTTAAATGCTATAGCGGATTACATGATAAATGTATCCGGCGATGGTGCCTTCAAAGGCGAATACAAGGAGGTAATCAATCATGCGTGAATTGAAGATTGCGCTCGGCAACTCCCGCCAAG